AGTGTTTTATACTGTCTTTATCTATTGCTAGGGCCGGTGTTATAGCTATTGCAGTAGTAATACATAGAGCGCCCGATAGCACCAAACATCGCCTGCGAGCTATCCGCCCTAGCGGCTCGCCTGCGAGTATGGAGCGTACCACCTCAGTCAAATATCGTTTCATAGGTTGTTCACCGTTATTACATCTAATATCTCTTGGCCTAGCTCGTATGGGATCATCGACCTTAGTTTGGCATTTCTTAGTTTGCCGGTGCCTCCCGCATTAGTACCCGCAGGGCTAGACTCGTGGCACGAGGCCCCGGGCCTGCACATAGGTTTTGGTGTCCAGTCAATAGTGCCCCACAAATCCGTAGGTTTCATACGAGTATCTCCATATTGGCAATAACTAATAGTCCATCTGCGTAAGTCTTTTACTACGGCTTGACTGCGTAACATTCCTCGAGGGTTTTCCATTATCCAACCCCGCGTAGGGTTTAGGTCTTGCATTAGTTTTATTGTGTGTGCTACCAAAGCCAAAGCCTCATAAACGGCAGGATGCTTAGGTACCGAGTTGCCTTTTGTGCCCTCCCAGTATTTCCAAAGGCTAGCCACACTAAACTTTTGGCACGGCGGACTAGCCCAAATAAAGTCAGGTTGCCCATATTTCTCAATTAAATACTCGGCATTGAGAGTCAATATGTCTCGTTCGTGAGCCTCGAAATATTCATCTAGCTCTACTTTTATGACCGTGTGCCCTGCATCCTCAAAGGGTTTAGTAGCCGAGCCGGTGCCTGCGTAGAAATCAAATATCAACATTTTTTAGACTCTCCTCAGCATTTAACAGCTGTACGCCTAGCACCCCACACCCGAGGCACTCAACTACAAGTACGCCGGGCGGTAGGTTGCCAAACTCGGTTATATTTTTATGATCGTGCACGGCCTTACAAACCCTGCAGCTAAAGCGTAGAGTCGCCATACTCGGACCTCTTTAAGTATTTCATCTCGAATAGATTAGCTTGAGGTACCCAGTAGTTATTATCCCAGCTAACTTTATAGCGTGGCTGCATAGCCATATTTACCGGTATCCAGCCTACGAGGTAATACACCGGTGATTTACCAATAACCAATATAGCTACATCTTTGAGCCTATCGGGCTGTTTGTATCTATCCTGGATAATTAAGTGGCCGTTTGTGTGATGCGTGTATTTGACCTCGATATTTGTACCTACATCCGCCTCCGTCATTTCCGGATCTAGTTTAGGTTTATATGCGTAATCGCCAAAATGATTAGCTACGGCTATTTGTGCTCCGTAACCCTCGGCCTTTTCCGTTATCATTTCGTGATAATTCAGCGCCCGGTTGTATTGCGTTGCGTGTTTGTTTTTAGCCTCGTAATACATAATGAGCTTAAAAGCCGTTTCGTGGGCCATAACCTCCTGGGCCCGGTCAATTACTACACGATCTAACCCCGGCACAATTCGCATAGCCATATAACCGCCTCACCACCTACTACGGTGATAGTTAGGCCTCCTTGTTTAGGCCTGTAGTCCCCGCAATTATCGCACTTATCCACAATTTCGGAGGTCATAGATCCGTCTCTGTGGATAGTCGTAGCTATGCCGTTTTTAATTATTTGCATTTCACCCATTTTTAGCCCCTTTACAGTTGTAGTTTGTTTTCACAAGATTTACACAAAAATACGACAGCGCCGTCCTCTCGGTTATATTCATCCACCATAGAGTCCCGGTCGCAGGCGGTGCAATTCATAAAACCACCAAACCCGCTAAAGCTGTACACGTGCCCATCGGGGCTTTGCCATAAATCTTTTCTGTTGATAGTCATAGCCACACGGCTTTACACTGGTCGCTCTTTACTTTGCTAGGGCACGTATAACCCTTATAGGCATTACCGGTTTTAGAGCTCTTGCCCTCCTTGTAAACCATACGTCCGTGATTACAAACAGGAGAAGTCTCCGTAATCTCGCCGCCTAATTGCTCGGCTATGGTCTCGATATTATTAGCTAGTGGTACTGCCGTGCCCTCGGGCTCTTTACCAATGCTCCAAAAGTCCGGGACCGTACCAGTGTGCTCGACCTTTTCCATATCTTGCGCAGTACTGCGGGCTTTGTGCTCCAGGCTCGGAGTCAGCAAACCTATGCACCTACCGTAAGCTGAGGTAATCGTATCCTCGACAAAAAACTTTTTCATATGAGCCGGGTACGTTGCCACGTTGCCATAGGCATAGTCGACGGCGCTAGGGACCGCATCCTCGTACTCCCGGTACGCCTCAGCTTTAATAAATATCCAGCCCTCTTTAAGGTTTGCATCCTCTACAAAAGCGATTAAACGGCCACTCGGAAACTCGGATCTAAAACGCTTGATGCGGCTATTTACATCCTCATAATTATCTAGAAAACTCATTGTGATACTCCAAACTTGATATTAGGCGCCTCAGCTTTAATAGCCTGCTCCACCTGCTCCGATAGTGGGAAAATTGAGCCGTCCGGCCAATTACTTACAATTTCTCGGCACTCGCCGCAATAACTGCGTACGGTCCCTTTAGCTCTGACCGTTACCGAGATTATGGTGACTACTGCCTGGCGTTTAGCTTTATCGTGCCAGGTGAATACGCCGTTAACGTGTCGACCGCCCCAGCGATCTTTACAGTAGTCGCAGAAAACACCCACTTTAGCTGTGGTAATCATAATTTTATTTGTTGCGATCCACGGCGGTAGCCAATTTGATGGCCCTCTTTTAGGCCGTCTCTGTGTCCCTTTGAGTAACCCCATACAGCGATTAAAAACGCTATCGCTCCTACTGGGAGTATTGCAGATAGATATATCCAGTCCATTTGTTAGCCCTTTGATAAGGCCGATACGTCTAAACCCTGAGAGCTTAGCCCGGCTCGGCGGTTAGTGGTACACCATAAGGGTAAAGCCAGGATACGACAATAAAAAAACTAGACACGCAGTAAATTACAAGATTTATTTATTTTCCAGGAGTATCCGGTAAATATCGTCTACTCGGGCCTCGATTCGCTCAACCCGGCCCCTCAAGTTATGCCCTCCATTACCGTCCGGCCGCAGCTCGGATAGGTAATATTTTACTAAATGGCGCACGAGCCCAGCCGCTATTCCCAAAAGCGTACACACCCCAAGTGATACAGCTATAAACGACTGGGCCGCGCTCATTAGTTAGATCCTACGCCGTATTGCTTTTCGCTAGGTGCGATAGCTTTAAGGAGCGGGCCTACTAAACCTGCGATAAACGCATTAGCTAGAGTTTTAGGATCAGTAATGCCCGATAGGTATAAGGCTCCTACGCAACTAATCGCAGCTCTCAAGTACGAGAGTGCGGCAGCTTGTAGTTTTTTGCTCATTTTCTTATCTCCGTAATGCCCTTAGTTTGTTTGGTATAGCACGTACGCGAGCGCGGTACCGGATGCCGTAATGGCATAAAGTGCCTCGTGGTCGCCTACGCCTAACGTTAGTTTATCGCCGTTATCCATTTTGTAACCGGTTGAGGTCGTTACGGTTGAGTCCCCGATATAGATAGTCCCGCTGGCACTATGGACATACGCAGTTTGGTCAAACGCTACAGCTGGTACTAATACGGTAGCTGTGGCCCCTACTGTTACCTGGCTAGTTTTTGGCATTATTTCAGTCCTAACTTTTTAATAAGCTCTGCAGCTTTAGTTTGTGATATTGCTACCTCAAAGTGCATTTCATCTTTTCGGTGTGTGTAATCGCCACCCCAAGCCAGGCCATATTTTTTAGCCAGGGCCCGGATCATAGGTACCTTTTCCGGTGGAAAAGTGCCGATTTTGCCTAAAGCGTGTTTAGTAGCGTTAAGGTCTATCGCTGTACCGGATGAGTGATTACTTAATTTGTCGGTGGTACCGCGTACCATACGATAGGCATAACCCCAGTCGTCCAGGGCGCCGCCCTCTAGTGGCTCGATAAGATTATTAAACTCCGCCGCAAACGCAGCCAGTAACGGCCCGCAACCCTCAGCGCATCGCAGCTTTAAGTTTGTACCCTCTACTTTGTAGCTGGTAATTCTTATCTCGTCCGGCTCTTTAGATGCAGGCCACCCGTTATAACTAGTTAACATTGTTTACCTTGTGAGAGTTATCGGTGCAAACCCAGTCGCAGGTATTTTCATCTAAAATTGCTATGGGGTGGCATTGAGGCCGTATAAAAGCATCTCGAATTACATCATAGCTATACCCGATACCCGCATAATTTTTACGTATATTGCCATTATAGGACGTGCGTTTACACACTTGTCCTCTAAAGTTTCCGTACCAAGTTTCAGTATCTAAACCCTCAATAGTTAGAGTTTCATCGACACCGGTAATTACCTCAGTGACTATATTATTTTCATCTAAAAATGCGTAATGCGCCATTATGCCCAGCTCACGTTTCCGGTACCTGCAGTAATTGTTGCATACGTATATCCACCAGTTGTAGCAGTTGTACCAGTTAATCCTGCTCCAATAGTTATAGTTTTACCTGTAACCCATTTGAGAATTACAACACCTGAGCCGCCATTACCGCCGGTTGTGTTAATGCCCGGGTTTGCAGAACAAGATGCACCACCACCTCCGCCGGTGTTAACTGTTCCCGCACTACCGTTAGTGTTTGTTGTTCCCGCAGCATTACCGCCGCCGCCAGTACCACCAGTACCGGCAACAGTCGCACCAGTTAATCCGTAGACTGAGCCGCCACCACCGCCGCCACGAGTGACCGCAGTACCAGTAATTGAGGAACTTAAACCATTGCCACCATTACCGCCTGCGGTTGTGCTTCCATTGCTACCAACTGCACCAGCGCCGCCGCCGCCACCACCGCCGTATTTACCAGCGCCCCCTGCAGCACCGTTACCACCAGCATTACCCTGTCCAGAAGTACCAGCTCCGCCGGAACCGTTATATGCTCCACCACCGCCTGATCCACCCGATGCAGAAGCTTTTCCGCCGCCTGTTGCAGTTATAGAACTAAACACACTATTTGATCCATTATTTCCTGGATTTGCTGAAACACCAGCGCCACCTGCGCCTACTGTGCAAGTGTAATTTGTTCCAGTAACAACAGAAATTGTACTAGTTAAGTATCCACCAGCGCCGCCGCCGCCAACACCAACAGAACCGACATCTTGACCTGCACCTGACCCACCGCCTGCAATGACTAAATATTCCAAACTAATGGAGTCAATTCCACTAGACAATGAACCTGCTATAGCATTGGCGATCATTAGGCAATTCCACCTGCAACGTACCAAGTATCTGTGCCAGTCTTAATGCAAACTGCCGATTTGTATTGAGCTACAGTCGGTTGCGCTGCTACTGATCCTGCACTGAGAATAGTTGTAGTACCGGATAAAACTGCCGAAATAGTGCAGGTGCCCGCTCCTATATTGAGCACTGTAATAACGGTGCCTATAGGATGAGCTACAGATGCGTTAGTAGGTATTTTAATTGCACTCGCAGCTGCATTACTTTGTGTAATGAGAACTTGATATGAGTCATTAAGAACTGTTGTATACGTCGTGCCAGTTTGTGCATTGAGAGTAAAGGCTACTAAGCCGTTATACATCGCTGCCGTTAAAACATCGCCGGTTACGGCGGGATAACCAGTTGCCATTTTTTATTTCTCCTTAGTAACTTAACACCGAGATACCTAATATCCCGGATACGGTAGAGCCGATAATAAACCCATCTATTATGGGCTCAAGTGTTGTAAATGCTGTTTTCCAACTATTCGGAGTAACAAAATGATTAACACCGAATACTTGCAAAGTTTTAGTAAGGGTAGTTGCACCCGGCTGATTAGTTGTTATTGTTATTGGGTCAAAAAAATCCAAAGTAAGAGCTGCTAATATTCCAGAGTTATAATTATCTGTGTATAAATCTAACTCTATAGCATCGCATCTAATAGTAGTCTCCGCTCGAGAGGCCACGTATGCCCTAGCATAATCCAACGCAACCGCATCGGTTTGCATTAGTAAATCTTGTTGATTATAACTATGGGCAAAATACTTAGTTATTGAGGCAGCATTTGTAGCAGTTTGAGTTGTGCCACCGGATCGAGTAACCGCAGCTTGATTATAAATAAGTGTATCGTCTAAACGCCATATAGCATTGGCGTATCCAATTTCTGTACCATTATCATTAAATACTACTGGAGTGCCGGCAATACTTGAGGTAGTGATCATACGATCCTGAAATACAAAACTACCTGAGGCATTGACATATAAAGCGCCATACTCGGAGGTTGTGACCGTTTGCATAGCTGCTAAAGACGTACGTGCCGTACCCGGATCTGCTTGCATAGTCGTTAATCCGGCATCTATATCTCTTGCAGTAATCGGCCAGTCAATATCATCTAATATTTGATTTATACGAGTACCTGATAAGTCTCCCGCAGTAGCACCTGTAACGGTGCTTATTTGAGCATTTTGCGCTAACCGAAAAGCATCTACCGCACTAATAGTTGTATAAACAACATCATTAGCATTAAGTGGCGTAGTAGTCGTATAACTAGTTATATATCCAGCAAACATCGGGTAAGTGGTGCCTGCATAAGTAGCTGAAATTACTACTTTACGCATTGGATCTAATAATTCATAATATGGACTGGCAGGGTTTTGAGGATTAAAGTCTCCGTTTTGGTCAACAATACGTAATGACAGTGTGCCCGTTTGGAATTGGTCCGCCTGCGCGTTACGGCCTCTTTTAATATCTACCTTGTCTACTTGATTACTTACATCTACTACAACGGAGTTAGTATCTCCTAAAACGTTTACACCAAAAACGCCCGACCCAATTAAAAAAAACTCGCCAAAAGAGGGACCTGTAGAAAAGTTAATAAATGCGTTTATCGTTGGTACTGGCATTAGAGAGCTCCCGCATAAGTTGTACTATTGCCGTAACGGTTTAACTCTTGTAGAGCATTTTGTACTACAGCAGCTATTTGAGTATCTCCAATACCAGTTGCGTTAATATTGTAAGTAACCCCACCCGAGTATGAGGCATTGGCATAACGGGCCTCAGACTGTCTAAAGGACTCTAAAGCAGACTGCGGAATAGTTGGAGTAACTGTTAAAGGAGTATCGCCTAATATAGTTGTGGGAGCCGTTGGACCTTGAGTAAGTGAGTTAATTTCTGACTGTTTATAGGACGACAAGCCTTGAGAGTAAAACAAAGATCCCGCAATAGCTCTAGCAGTATCTAGAGTCTTTTGTGCGTTGTTGTTAATCTTGTCGAACATACCAGCCAAACCGTCTAAAAACTCTTGCAGGCTTGAGGCCGTATTATTAAAAATACTATCTAATTGCTTGGCGTTATAGCCCTGCTCTATGAAAAGTTTTTTAGCGTAATCTAAAGCCTTTTCTCCATTTTCATTTTCGATAGCCTGTAAAGCTAAAAGGCGTAACTCCTCCTCTTTACTTATCTTGCCTTTAAGAGCAGCAGCTAGTTGTATTTTCTGAATATCGAAAATAGCAGCGGCTTTAGATAAAGCCAGGTTAGCCTTTTTAGCTAGTAAATCCTTTTTCTGTATAGCTAGTAATTCAGCCGCTCGTTTTTTAGCGGCCTCCTCGGCTTTTATTCGAGCTATTTCTATTTGAGATAAATTATTAGCAGTAGACTGTCCTGAAATACTCATAGGAGTCTTAAACGGTTTAGGAGCTATACGAGTTGCCTGGCCAATTTTGCTTAGGTCCTCGATTATTTGACCACCAAAAGCTATATATAAGTCGTGCCAAAATCCGGGCTCGCCCTGGATACCGGACTTAGGCGTAATCTTGTCTACAAGAGTAGCTACTCCTAAAATGACGTCGCTGGCTGTTTGGCCAAAAGTCTCAATAGCTGAGGTAGCCCCGCCTATGCCATTATCACCGGCTAAGAGTACAAAGCTATCGACTAAGCCCTTACCTATCGTCTCTTGCATATTGTCGTAAGAGACTTTAATAAGGCTGAGTTTGCCAGCGTAGGTATCTAAACGCGCTGCGTTTTGTCCTGCAAACTGTTTATTTAAAGCTGTTTGTAATTCGAGAAAAGAGGCAGTTTTTAACTCTGTTTGAGTGAGGCCTAAATTATATTTACGCAGTCCCTTAGTGTTACCTACGTAGGCCTGTCCAATATCGGATGCTACCGATACCAAACTCTCGCCGCTACCGGCCGCCACATCCAACGCCAAACCTAAAAGCTCCTGGGACTTAGCTACGCTGCCTGTAGTGGTCAATAGGCCCTGTAGAGCTGGCCTTAACTCACTGTCGAGGACACCGGAGGCAGACTCTAAGTTAGATACGTAAGAGCGGATGCGCTGATCCTCAAAAGCTAAACCGAGGTTATTAAGAGTTTTGGTAAGTGTAGCCGCGGCCTTATCGTCCGCTAAAAATGCTTTAACTGACTGTTTACCAAAATTAACTACGGCAGCTGCAGATAGAGCTACGCCTAAAGTTTTAGCCAGGTTCTTGACGGTTTTATCGAAACTGTTAACATCTTTGCGGGCTTTACCTAATCCCTTGCCGTCATACTCTGAGGCAACACTAAATACTAAGTTTGGTAGCGCCATTATGCCGCCAAGTCAAAGCTGCGTTTGCTCAGCTTATTAAATTGCTCGATAGCTTTATTTATAGCCAAAATAACCGCATCCTGGGCTTTGCCTCGATCCTCGTACGCAGCTCTAAATATCATACGGCCGCGCTCCTTTTGCTTATCGCCATATAGAGGACCCATACGGTTAATAAAATGAGCACCGGCGCCGGGGTTATTTGATTTACTAGCTGGGTCGCCTCCAGGGTTTTTACGTCCGGCAGTCTCGTAAATAGCGCCGGCTGCGGAGGCATTGTAAATATAATATAAAGCTCTAAAACCGTTGCGATTACGGCGGCTAGGAGCCTGGCTATATTTGATACCACTCACTACTGTTTTGTGATCGTAAAGCGGGAAAAGGCGTACTCGTCCCTCTACGTTAAATTGTCTAAATGCAGAGTTACGTTTAGTGATTTTCTTACCTACGCTGCCCTCGGCCCAGGCGTAAAGGTTATCCGGTTGCGGGCTAGGTGCGTATCCTCGAGCCTTATTACGCAGCGGGACCATTACATCGCGTATCTCTTTGTTCATCTCTTTAAGGAGGTCCGGGTCAAACTTGCGCATAGCTTTAACGGTGCCGAGCACCCCTTTTAACTCTACTGGCATTGTTTGCCTCCTTAGCTCTGTCGTTTAGTACTGCTATTAAGTTCTTAAACATAACTACGTCTAAGTCCAGGAGCGCCTGGGGCGGGATACCTGTCTCGATAGCCAACTGAGCCACGAGATAGGCAAAGCTTCCCCGCCCCACTACTCCAAAGGGAGATCGTCTAAAACCTCTACTTTTACAAGTGTGTCTAAAAACTCAGCTCCAAACGGTTTTACTGTTTCGCCACTTGTGCGTAAACACTCGTGCGCGAGCCAATAGACGTCCGACTGGCGTTCTAGATCTCTAAAAGCTTTATGAAATCCCATTTTTGCGTACAGCTCAAAGGCATACTCGATCCGTGGCGTAATTTGATGCTCGCTTACGCTTCCGTCTGCCCTCGTTATTTTGAGTCGTGCCATTGTGTGCCCCTTGTCTGTTTGTTAAGCGGTTGTAATTGTAATCGGTGAGTTACAAGTAAACGTAATAGACTGCGTAGAAATATCTCCTACAGCGCCGTTAATATCGGTTGTATTATTGACTAACACAGTTGTGGAATATAACGGGTTACTGGCTGAAGTTGCCGCGCTAGTTTGCTTCAGCGTGAGGTTTACAGTTGTACCCCAGGCTGCTTGTAGTGTCTGTAATACGTTTGCTGTAGCAGTATCGTTAAGGAAATCTATAGTAACTGTAGATGCCTCAAGTCCTTTTACATATTTCATCGAGCTATCGCCCATAGCCGTTACAGGCAGTTCCTCAAAGGATCGGTTTAGGGTAACGCTCGTTACGTGATTAGAGAGGTCGACGCTATTCAGCGTAACAACCACACCGTTAGATAAGAAAATGGCCATTTGCCTTATTCCTCTGTTTTCTCGTTAGTTTGTTCTTTTGGTTTATTTGCTGCTTTTGGTTCATCGGAGATTTGGCCAATTTTAATTAAAAAAGCCTTTTCCTCATCTGTATAACTCATTGTTTTACTCCCAGCTCGTTAAAACGCTTATACTAAAATCGGCCGTGAGTAGGTCTCCACTTTGTACGCTAAGTACGCTGGGAGCCGACATACTGCCAATATTCATTACGATATTTGAGTTTGCGAGTTTTTTAAAAACTGCGCAGGCCATTGTTTCGATACCGTTAAGGTTCCCGCGGTTATCGAGCATCGGCACAGTCATAATAATTTTTAGGTTTGCTAAAGGCGAGATAGATATATTTGTATTGTTATTAGGTGTTAAATAATTTTCTGCAGGCGCGACGATAACGCTATTAGCTGTAATTGTAGGTGGCGGGAAATCGTAAGTATTCCATACATTGTTATTAGCTAAAGCCGCTGCAATAGTTGCGCGGAGCGTAGTTATCGGAGCAGTCATTAGCCGACCATAGCCCCGGGATTTGTATATCCGGCAATTAAGCCCCTGATTTTGCCGATCATCGAATTACCTAACCGGTAAGGGCTAGGGCTAAATCCGTCAATAGATACGCCTCCGGTTTGAGATACCTGGCGGGCCTGGAAAATATCCACTGCCAAAATCATCGCAGCCTCTCTTACAGCTGGAGTAGTTGCGTACGTACTTGTCTTTGTATCTGCTCCTACAGCTGAGCCGTAAGGGATTACTCTAGTAAAATTAGCGTTAGCTGCAGTTTTAGCAAACTGGATAAAGCTATATCCGTTAGGCCAATTCCATACGCTAGGGTTCCAGGTAATAGCCGGGATTAAATTAGTCGTACCGGCACTCCAGGGTAGAGTTCCAGTAATTGTATAAGTGCCGTTAAAAGTAGCTCCGCTGCCGCTAATCGTCACACTCTGCCCAGTAGTGAAAATGGCCGGATTAGCAATCATTACGGTAGCTACGTTATTTTGTAACGTGGTCCCGACTACCGGCGCGGAGTCAAACCATAAAAATTGGTTAAGTAAATCCTGGGCAGCCTGGCAGCACTCCTCTACCACGGAGTCCGGATATAAATCTCCGATACCGAGGTTATCGCGTAACTCTTGTTCTGTTACGTAAGTGGCTGCCACTTGCTTACTCCATTTCTAACTATGGGCCGGGAGAGCTCAAAGGGCTAAGAGCCCTCCCGACTGC